AAGGACCCAGACTTCTTCTTGAGACTTGCAAAAGACATGTGTTTCTCCGTTGTGGTTGTGTGTTTTGTATTTGCCACCGTATTATAGTGGCATATTATTTAGGTCTTGTCAAGGGACCGTGTGCGGTTTATGATCAGCACACGCTCACCATCGTGAGTGAATTGCAGATCGTCATCAGGGTCCCAGCAGAGCTCCTCGTATAGGTCATCGAGTTTCTGCATATCTTGCCACAGTGCATCAGGATTTGGCATCTCTCAACTCCTTCCTCCACGTTTGCAGTTTATCTTCCATGGTCTGAAGGATCATCATGAGATTCATGCCTCCAGAATACTCTTGTGATAGGAGGTCGATGCGATCTTTGACAAACTTTGCCTCGCTATCTTCCTCGTTAGTTGGATCCAGGGAGTGTGATGCTAGTGCCAATCGAGAGTAAAATACTTTCTGTTTGGCAATTAACTCTAGGGTCTTCTCCACATGCTCCAGACGTTGCTCTGGATCAAAGTCCTTTAGACCAGCAGACATCTTCAGGAGCTCTGTATAACACTCTTGAATCTCTTCTACCTCATCTCTTACTACGTCGCTCTTGAAAAAATCGTCAGTCATAATGGCAGGATTCCTCTGCTCGTTCGTTTAATGTAATTAAGTTGTTGTGCGTCCCATTTAATCTTGTCCTTCAAAGGTTTAGAGATTAGTTTACTCACAGTTTCAACCTCAATCTCAAACTCTTCACAGATAGATGTGACTGCTTCTATGTAGTTGATAAGACCCTGACTATCTTTAACTCGTGACTCCACGAGTGAGGTAAATTTACCTTGTGTCATAAATTTTTCTTCAATTTCTTTCATTTCATACCCTCCACATAGTAGCGGTATTCTTGGATCCACTCGATAAGTGTGTCCATGTAGGGTATCTTATCATACTTTTCAACAACTTGAATGTCTCCTTTCTCGGACACTGAGAGGGTGACAAGTTTGTCTACTTCGATACCAGTCATTTCGTAATACATGTATGCATATGCTGCCTCTTGGACAAAATACTTTTCAAGCATTGCGTCATTCTTAAGGCGGGTTGTAGTCTTAAAGTCAATGATCGCTAGAGCATTATCAAACTCAGCAATGCAATCAACACGACCAGCAATCCCCAACCTAAGAGAATAAAGAGGGGCTTCAATACAGTGAATGTTAGAAATACGATCAAGAGTCTCACGAGCAGCCCTGAAAAGGTACTGGGGAAGACCTTTGCTTTCTTTAACTTTTTCCAATTCATTGTTTAGGTAATGCTCCACGATGTTATGGTATTGAGTGCCACGCCACGATGCAGCACGGCGGACTCGCTCTGCCTCAGTATAACCTACTCGCTTCTCCCAGGCAAGAATACCTGCCTTAGTATTATGACCGACAACAGTCGTGACGCTAGGCATCCAACCATCATCGGTCTTATAGAATCTTCCGTGAGGAAGAGTCCTGCTCTCCAACTCAACGAGAGGAGCGGCAGGACCCACATAATTAAAAGTCATTCACATTCCCATGTTAATTTTAGATACAAGATACTCTTTAACCAAACCAGATCTAACGATGTCCTCGATACCAAACTCAACACAGTCGAAGGATGGCATGGACTGTAGGATCTTCATGAAGTCAAGCACACCATTGCGCTCGTTGCTCTTCACAAGATCAGACTGGGTGTAGTCACCAGAGAAGATGATCTTAGAATCTTCACCAACACGAGTGATAATGGAATCAAGCTCATGGAAGTTGAGATTACTAAACTCATCTACAATTATAATACACTTGTCAAGTGTTACGCCACGAATGAATGAGGTGGACCAGAAAGAGACAGTCTCCTGTGCTCTGAGGTTATCATACAGTGCCTCGAAGGCATTGTCATCTGGCATCTCAAACATATACTTCACCATATTCTTATAAGGAATCTGGTAAAGGTTACTCTTGTCCTCATGATCTCCAGGAAGGAATCCAATCTCTCTGGTAGGGACCAGTGAGCGGACCATGTAAACCTTCTCGTATGGAGTCTCTGGGTCCAGGACTTCACGCAATGCAAGATAGAGACTGATGAAAGTCTTACCTGTGCCAGCAGCACCATGCAACACTAGGTTTTTACCTTCAGCATAGGAGTTGAAGATAGTTTCTTGGTTGTCTGTAAGAGGATTGATCTCTTTCAGATGCTCTAGATTGATAGGTTTCTTTCTTCTCATTTGCTTTGCTGTGAGTGTCTCCAGTTTCATGGAGCGACGACGTGTCTTGGACTTTACAGATGTTGGCATAGAGGGTGTTGGTTAGGTGTAACGGGACAGGTTTGCTCTAGGATGGTCTGCTTGCATTTTTTGCATGACCTCCTTGAAACCATCCGACTGTTTAGGCTCACCGTATGTGGTGCCAGGCACTCCTGCCTGCCAGTCCTTATCCCAGTCGGGGTTATCTTCACGCCATTGGTTGTATTCAACCATTGACATTCGGAATTCTTTTTTCTCTCCAGTTTTGAGATTCTTCACATTGTATGTAGGCATTACAAACTCCTGCTCTGCGGCATAACGGAACTACAAATATACTTAGCAGTGGGCACGTCTGCTTCAAAGAGTTGCTTCGACTCACTCTGAGACCGTGCTTCCACGATCCTGAAGTGGTGACGATTACCTGTAGCAGGTAGCGTGTAGGTAATCATGTATCTAATTAGTTTGAAACTCATTAGTCAATCCTCAGACATGGTTGCAAGTCGTCCCAGTCATCGGGACATCCACACTCCTCCTCTGGACACCAGTCAAGTGCCTTGGCAACGATAGGAAACTGACACCTGAAGTGTTGCTTACACAACTCAGCAATATAATGGATCCATGAACGCACAGATCCTGTCATGAAAATTCTTGTGGGCGCAGCGAGAGGAAGCACAAAACGAGCACACTCCTTTGCCACACCTTCACGGAGCAATTCATTGTAGAGATCCATACCCTCTATAAAGTATTGATGGATGCGTCCTTGCAGAAATGATTTCTGATCTGCAGGCACACCGTCAATACTATTCTGTCTATTCTTATTGTCTTGCAGTCTTAGATCAGGCACCTCAATGACCTCACTCAACAGATTAGTATCTGCATAGCGTTGTGAGAACTCTTGATATGTAAATGAACGGTGCCTCAGTATTTGAGCTGCCAGTCCTCTGGTGGTGTTGATCTCCAGCGTCATGAATGCTTGCTCAAACACAGACCAGTGTCCATGCTTGATACAATAACGCAGTAGACCAGCAACCTCAGGGTTGTTTTGATTCTTTGGGTTGCTTACGCGAGCAACATATCCCATGTGCTTCTCAGCATCAGGGGTCACAGATACTAGGCAAACCTTAGAGGAATGCTCAACAGGATCAGAATAAAATTTAGTCATTCTTAGGAATAAGCAGACGAGATATTACAATTAGTCCCATGCTTGTCCAATATGTTAGCACAGGTAGTCCAAATAGTCCAGGGATAAACATATTCCAAATGACCATAAGGACAAAAGGAGAGATCAAGAGAGTGCCAAGTCCTGCAACGATTGCTTTACCTGTCTCAATGTTATTCAGTCTCTCTTGCTCCTCTTCATCTTTTTTCAAAGCAGCATCAACTGCTTCTTTAATATCATCGATCTGTTGCTCAGCAGAGCGTCTAGGATCAAAGTAAACCTGATCTTTGGTCATTTTCCTTTGGTTACTTTTGCTTGGGGTTTGTTTGGATCTTGCCATAGTTTAGGACTTATTCTTCCTTCAGTTTGTTTATACCATTGCAAGTCCTGTTTGTATCTGTCCCAATAGTGGTCAAAGATATCAACATTTTTGGAGCTCGTAACGATATCATAATGTGGAGTGCCCTCAATCAAATAGCAGACGATGTAAGACGTATAAGGTAACGTCCTATCCTCTGCTAACTGAGGGTCGCAGTCAGTTTGTAGGACTCTAATCTTACTCATCGAGCTCTTCCTCCCCACTCAATCTGTGGGAAGGCTTCTTTTACTACTGCCATAGTAATCCGATACTTCTTATGAAGTGTCTTATTCACTGCCTTGATCAGGACTTCTGCCTCTGATGCATGGAGTCCTTCAAGCATCTGAATAAACATACTCTCAACCTTCATACCAGGCAGGGTATCATCACCTCCCTTGAAGAATCGATAGAGTTTCTTACCCTCTTTCTCAAGCAGGGTATGCTCGGTGCCCACAGGTGCTTCGTTGGGACGGTAAGGGACATCTTCACCCATTGGCACACGAGGCACTACACTATCATCAAAGTTGATGATGAAGATAGACCTCAGTGTCTGGGTGTTGTTTTCTTGCAAGATCTTGATCTTTGCCGCTTTAGTCTTAGCATTATGTGCTTTCTGAAGCACTTCAGAAATCATCAGTTTCATGTTTTAGATAGTAGGTTTGCATTCACTCTTCATCATCAATCATATCATCTTCATCTGTAATACGCAAGTAGAGAAGGTCAGCGGGGTCTGCCATGCCATCTTCACCCATCATCTCAGGGTGCATAACAACAGCAGCATACTCTGCTCGCTCCTTCCACTCATCATAAACAGATTTCAGATTCCAAGATGCCACAAACCCTAGGAGGAAGGATCCTAGGGTTAGGAAGAAGGCAATGTACAGAAAAGAAAGATCAGCCATGTTGCCTCCGTGTCTTGTTAATTTTATTTAGCAACCTTCTTGCGTCCTGGTTTCCTTTCAGCGTGATACTTCCAGGAGTCCTCCAAGATGCTGTAGAGATAGTCGCGTATCTTTCGTGCTTTTGGTTTGGGGATGTGCCCATATGCTTCGCGCAGTTGCTTGTCACCCCCTTTGATGTATCCATTCAACTCTTCAACTGTGTCGCTGAGTTGTGCAGCAGTGGATGATTCAATGAATTCATTTGTCTCACGACGTGTCCACTTACCTGCTTTCAGATAATTATACATCTTGAATAAGAATTTACCGTTAAGCATTGCTTCATCGAGTGCTCTCTCGACGAGTTGGTAAACTTCACTTGTGTCTTTTGACTTCACAGTAGATTGTTTTCCCTCAGGTATTTGACAGTTTCGGTGCAACCACCCAACTTACGTCCGTTGATCAGGACTTGTGGGAATGTAGCACCAGGACCAAACTCTTGATAGAATTGCTCCCTTGTAAAGTTAACATTCAAAGTGAATTCTGCAAAGGGGTAACCTTTCATTCTATAGACTTCTTTAATCTTTGTGCAGAAAGGACATCCAGGTCGTGTGTAGATTGCTGTGTTTCCAGGTTTTGCCATCGTGATATAAGTGAGTGAATAAAAAAGGGTCCCGAAGGACCCTCAGCGGAGCATCAGATTCCGTCTAAGTTATATATCAGAAGGAATACTTCAGACCCACCTTAGCACCATATCCACGATCGATGTCGTCGTCACCGCTTCCGATGAAGGAGACTTCACCGTATGCACCAAGCGCATCGGTCACGCCGACGCCCAGACCTGCCTTACCAGAAGGAACGGTGTCGCTCTCGCCGCCGTCAGGGGAGACCAGAGTAGCGCCGCCTTGGACATAGTATGAAGCGGATTCGCCAAGAGCACCTTCGTAGCCTACATGGAAATCTGTATTTGCCCCAGTGTAATCAGCGCCTGACCAACCAGCGTTGGTTTCCACGTTGACATAGGGTCCTGCCAGGGCAGCAGACGGAGCCACGATTGCTGCGGTGGCAGCGAGAGTTGCGATTGCAGTTTTGATCATTGGTATTTTACCTCGTTTGTTTTTCTTGTGGAGTGTTTACCCACAGATGATAGGGGATTCGACTCTCCCCGTATTGGACTTGTAACAATCCGTAACCTAGTGGTCACGAATGGTTATTTATAACAGAAAAATCTTAAAGTGTCAAGCCCTTGTGCCAGTTGGACAACGCTTGACCTTCTCGATCAACTGCTCCTTCAGATCATAGTATAGAGCGTGCTCTTCTGTCAACACATAATATCCAGTCAGGGACTGTCCATCATCTGTCCACCCATAGGAAATGACCCTCTCATGGACCTCCGCACAGTCAAGTAATTTATCAGTGTTTAGATAATGGTTATACTTCTGATGAAGGTTGATCATGGTCTTCTCCTTTGGACTTAGATAGTATATCACGAATCTCTGACATTTGGTCAGACGTTAGATTCTCTTCAGGTTTAGTAACATCTTCTGCAGACTCTTCACTAACTGTATCGGGAGCGATTATTTTCTGGACTGCTTCTAAGTCTTCTACCATACCGACAGGGACAAACCCACCACCAAACGCCTGTGTCTTAGCAGGTTTGTTATCCATACCATGCACCTCTGCAAGGTTGGACCTCCAGTATTTCTTCATCTTCTTCATCATCTTCTTACGACCCTTGGGATCGTCTTTGTATTTTTCGATGACGCTTCTGAGTGCTTTCAACTCGCGGGATGTTTTCTCCAGAGATCTCTCTGCCCATCCCTCTTTTGCATTGCCAAAACCTGCCATAGTTAAGTTGTTTGTGTAATGATTAGTTTGAATTTGACACGATGTTTGTCTCTATCAGAGCTAGTATACCACACTGGTGAGTTTTTGTTATGTGACTCTTGATAGAATGCTTCCTTCGCTGCCCTCTTCATGTTGTCTTTCTCATAGAAAGCAGCAAGTTTCTTGGGCAGTTTGAAGTTACCTTTCATGTCAGGGTAGTAAGGTGACGTGGCGGTGTCCTCCATTGCATTATATGCAGCATCATCAGACTGTGATCCACCATCAGTAGTTAGGTTCTTGATAACCATTGTAGCATTCACGTCAAATCCATTGCCTGCATCGTCATCCCATTGAATCTTCTGACCACCATCCCTGATCCTATGACCAGCAGTCTCACTCTGCCCAGTAATAGTCCAGTAATATGTGTTACCACCAGTCACATTGAAGGATCGAGTCTGTTGTCCAGTGGTGCTGTTACCTTGATCAAATGTTTGACCAGCAATATCTAATTGCTTGACTGCCTGACCAGAGACATTCACCTTATCATCCCAATCAAACTCCAACTCAATGTTACCAGTGCCACTACCAGTCACTTCAATACCTGATCCATCAGCAAGGAAGTATGCAGACAGGGTGCCGCTGGATCCTTGGTTGTATCTCTTAGGTGGCCAGTAGAGATCAAACTCCTGCCCCTCAGAGTATCCTATGCCCTGCTGTAGCACCTGTAGGACAGTGATCGCACACAACCATCTCTCAGGATTAGAATCCCCGCCTTCTGCCTTGTCTGGCTCGTTAGGGATTGCCTTGGTGGAATAGAAGGTGAATCCAATCCTGACCTTTGCTTGTATTGCATTTGCTTTGGACAGGTCATAGACAGCATCATTCTCAAACTCATTACCATCCAGGTAGTAGTCCTGAATGAATGTGTTTGCATTAAAGAAGTCAAACGACGGTGGATTCTGAGTTGATCCAGGGAATTGTAATGCTGCAGCAGATCTATAGTTACCAACCTCATACCATGGTTTCTCTCTCCTAGCAAAACCGACAGGAGATCTAGACATAAAGACACCATGCTGTGCATGGACACCATCAACCTGATCAAAACGTGTGATCAAGTGTCTCTTCACAAGGTCACTGTAGTCACCACCCAGCACCTGTATACGATACCCTTTCGATCCAGACCGATACTCAGAGACAGGATCCTCAGGATAACCTGTGTCAATATATCCACTAACGATGTTAGGTAGCAGTGGGTTGTGGATGTCTCTATCGGCACCACCTAGGACTTCAGGGTTGCTCTGCAGCAGACCATGCATGGACACCCTCTGATAGTTTTCATACACCTTAGTAGTTGGTTGCTTAGGACCAGAGGACTTCTTGTTATCTCTAGCAGTATTGTGCCAAGCATCACCACTGTAACTACCTGCTCTCAGTTTACCGTCTGCCTTAGCATTGATCTGAGCACCGTAGGATGGATAGAATTGCATGTCCAGTCCAACGATAGCACCAGCAGAACCCAAACTAATCAACTCAGGGTTTGCCATCATCCTAGGACTGAGTGGTGTGTCACCTGATGCTGTGGTCAACTGCAGACCCCACTGCATCTCAAACTTACCTGTGTCTACATTCCAGAGAGCACAGTATGGTGTGATCGTACCTGTAGGGGGACCAGTAATAATTTCCTGCAGTTTGAAGTTGAGTTTGTCTCCAGGAGAGAGGGAAATGACTCCATCATAGAGATCTTGCCCAATACTCGGCCATGATCCAGCGTCATACCGCTGCGAAAATATCTGCGATCCATTCTTCTTCATCCTCATTTTGAATCTGATGCAATCACCTGTGCTACCACCAGTGATACCACCAAAGGACTTCAACCTAAAGTTACCACCTGTGATCGAAGTAATAGTTTGGTCACGTCCTTGTGAGATTGTGTAGTCTCCTTCACACTTACCACACTCATGGTTTTCATCCCACTCACCGAATAGCATCGGTGCATCGTTACCACATTCCTGACGTTGCAACACAACGTCCTTAAAGTTTTTCTTGAATGACTGAGGATCACATGGGTTAGACAGATCGATCTTCAGCATGACAGGCTCAGGTCTATCTGTTGCATACACCCAGCACTGGACACCCTCGTAAACGTATCCAGGGTAGGCAGTCCACTCCACGGTATGCCAGAGGATCAGGTCATCATAGTCATCGTCACCATCAATAAGGTCTTCCCACATCTGTTTGTTAGGACCCTTCCACTTGGTGTAGTCCTTCTCATCCTCAGGATTCCATTTCTTATCAGAGAAGAGGATGTAATTATTTTCTTTAGTGTTGATACCACTACCCCTGAAACCAGGACCATGACCACTGGAGTGTGAGTTGATAGTAAATGTTTGGTTAGTGCTGAGACTATTCTGATCCGCACCATCAGACAGCAGGAAGAATCCCATGGTGCCACCAGCATATGCTTGCAACTCAGACGTGCTCAGCACAATGGTGCTGGTCTCATTACCACCACCCTCACTTGCTTCCTTAGCACTAGGCACAACGATCTTACCCCACTTAGGACCATCCTCATCTGCCAGATAGAAACCAAAGGCATTGTCATATCCTGCCTTACCCTTCTCCACATCCATACGGATGGTCAAAGCGTTAGTAATCTTCTGAGGGATACGGTATCCAAACCTACTCCGTGAGATCCTCTGAGGGATCGTGTTGTCCTGAGGGTCAATAGTATACCTGTGGTCCTTCGTAGAGGGGTTGTAGAAGCGGTGGAGTGCCCACAGACGCTCCTTGTCATGGATGTATGAGATACCATCACCCTTACGCTGGAAGACATACCCCAGGATGCTGTGGAAGACCATGCCAGCAGCATTCATGCTCGATCTCTCACCAGGACCATCTGTGTCAGGTGTGCCAGGGTTAGTAGTCAAGAAGTAATCAAGTGGGCTGCCTTTGTATTTGAAGAGAGCGTTTGATTTCTCTCTACTCTCAGGTCCAAGAATGTTTACATAGATGGTCATGACTTGTTGTCCATCCTTTCCATTCTGCTTAGGCATGAATGTAAAGGGGATCTCAACACCAGACTCAGGCAGTTTGCCAGTCCATTCTGTTACTCTCCATTCACTATCAATATCTTTTACGTCACCACCTTCAATTTTATAGACAGGTCTGACTTCAAACTTAATGACTGCCCTACCATATCTGATGGTGTGCTCTGCAATATCTCCTCTGACAGACTGACCATTACCTAGACCAGTATTCTTCTTAGGCCAAAACTTAGCACCACCCTCGTTATAAGTCCACTGACCACTGCCAGTACCATTACGGTCAGTAGATTTAATTGGTGGGTTGTCTTCCTCGTTACTGAATCCTGCTGCTCTGTTAGTAATCAACTCAACGTTGACACCAACGCCACCTGATGACCCAGGAATCTTATTTTTCAATACCCAGAATGCAGGCTCAGGGTGAGTCAGAGAGTATCCACTAGGACCAAATGCTTCATTGTGATAATTATATTCTCCACCATTCTCAGACTCATAGACAGGGAGTCTTTCAGGGAAACAATTCTTGATGCAGACCTCGGTCTTGTTAGCAGACCATCCACGAGGGTGATACCCATCACAGTCAATCTTAGCAGGTGTCCAACCACCACCTAGGTAGGGTTTGAATGTACATTCCAATGTCTTTCTGACACACTTCTCCCACTCAAGTTGCTGCGGCGGTGATGTAGGACAGTAAAGGATCTCTTCAGGGTCACTACCAATGACTCTCCAGTATCCACCACCAATATCTTCTACCTTAGCAGTGGTCCTTAACTTACTGACACGGGGACAATCATCCCCACCAGTTGAGATCCAGGGACCTTCAGGCACCTTAGGATCTGGGATCTGAATGATGACATCATGCCCACACTCAATACCAGGAAACTCTAGACCCAGTTGATCCTGAAGGAAACAAATATGAGGATCAATGGGGACAATCGTAGGTAGGTCAGGGATATCTGCCTCAGGTGGAGGTGGCAGCAGTGGTGGTAACTCAGGGTAGCAGCGTCCAACCAGACCTTGAATCACCTGAGCAGGTGTTGGGACATCAGGTTCTGATGGAGGTGCAGGTCTCTCTGGGATGTTGATCGAGTCCAGAGGGTTAGGTGTCAGGGGTGGCACGTCGGGACCGTAGCATCTACCGACGAGGGTTTGAATAATTTCCGATGGAGTCTGTGTCTGCACAGGACCAGACGAGGACGCAGATGCAGGTGTAAATTCACTCGCAGGATTCTGTCCATCGAGAGCGTTAGGCTCTAGACCGATAGGACCAGTCACGTTGTAACAACGAGCAACTAGATTACGAATATGCTCAGACATTAAAAAAGAGGAGCGTGTGCTGCTCCTCTATTTAGTGTGGTGTGTTTGATGGATTTTGCCATCCACACCAGCGGCGACGATACGATCTATTTATAGAGCGTTACCTCTAGGAAGTACTTCCTCAGGGAATACAAAGTTTTCATGCGGTTGATCAACTGGTGCCAACCATGCACGGAGACCTTCATTCAAGAGGATATTCTTGGTGTAGAAGGTTTCAAATTCAGGATCCTCCGCTGCACGAATCTCCTGAGATACAAAGTCGTAAGCACGAAGATTAAGAGCGAGTCCAATAATACCGAT